TTAAAAGTAGCGTCAGCCGTGGTGTTCATCGCGTCTTTAACTCGCACAAACAATGGCGCAATGTTGAGCAGCGATTGCAGCATGTCAGCCGATACGCCATCGATATGACCGAATGATTGGACCAGTGATTTAAACTGCTCCTTACTCATGTCAGCCGAGAGACCCAGCTTGCCCATCTGTTCATCGAGCAGTTCGATGCTTGGTTGCAGTTGTTCGGAGCTGGTCAGGAAGTTGTCGAAGAAGAATTGAATCTTTCCAGACAGCGCATCAAGCCCACCCGCGTCATCAACAAAAGATGTTCTGTCCTGGATTGAGACATTGTTGAGAAATGCTCGCGTTGTAGATAGACTATTACCGAGCGCCGAGCCGAGATTTGTTAGTAAACCGAATTCGCTTGAAACGCGTTGCAGCGTAGTGAATGCGGTTTCGCCTGCTTTGCTTAATGTCTCAATGCCGGGGATCAGCTTAGATGCCATAGCGTCAGCAGCGTCCGCAATCACTTGAGCAATCTGCTCGTCAGTCAACATCTTGCCTTTTTCAGAGGCAATGTTGATGCTCATCGAGAAATTGTCGATTGCCTCAGTGCCTAGACCCAGATTGTCTGCAACCCCTCGCAACGATTTAGATATGCCGCCGATGCTGTCGTCTAGGTACTGCCCGAGCTTTAATGAGTATTCCCGTGCTTGCTCAGCAAATGGATCGAGCACGCTGGAGATGCCGCCCTCCACCAGCTCGCCGAAGCGATTGAGCAACTGGCCGGTGTCGGTGTCGGTCATCACGCGGTCTGTCTTGTCACTGCGCGCCCATCCGCCTTGAGCTTTAAATTTAGTGCTTGTGATGCCGCCAAACCCCTGGGCGGTGATATCGCCGATTAGATTTGTCTCTTTTTGCTTGAGTGGGCCACGTCCGAATAGCGTGTTCATGATCGGGACAACCGGTATAAACTCACTCAGAACAGGTATATCACCAACGAAATTAAGCGCATCACCGAAGCCCCCACCCATGCGCTTGTCGCCAGCAAAACCTTTGAATACCTGAGTGAGCGCAGCAGCGGCCGCCAATGGCCCCGCAATCGCTGCAAATGAGCTGCCCGCCAAAGCAGCAGAGCTTGACACGCCGGGGATTGTTCCCCCTCCCATGCCGGAGAAAAACGCGCCCATCGATCCAGGTAAGCTGCTGCCCATCCCGCTCAATGCAGATATCGAACCAAAACCGGAGCTGACAAAATTTAAAGCAGACGACCCCAAGCTAGCCATGTCCATCATGCCCATGCCACCCGCCGAGGCATTGCCGGACATGCCAAAGGAACTGAACAGTCCAGCCATGTTGCCAGTGCGCTTGTTGAACAACGAGCCCCAAATATCCGCCGCCATCGCTTGGGCAACCATCTGCTTGATAGCTCGCGTGAATCCATCAACCATGTCGTCGAATTTGCCGCTGATGCCGTTGAATAGAGCATCACCGAGGGCATCTTGCAGGTTACGTTGAGCTTGGATGGCGAACTGAGACATCTCATCGAAAGATTTCTTGCCAGCTTCGCCAGTATCAAGAAGCTTTCTCTCAATCCGCGTAAGTTCTCGGTCGAACGTGTCAAAATCAAGACCCTGCTCAAGCAACCGCTCAAGCTCTGCAACGCTCGCGTTATACTGTTCCTGAGCTGTTCGGGTGCTTTCTGTAATCTGCTCTATTCTCAGCATGTCCCTTGCATGCTGTTGATTGAGTCTGCTGCCGTCAGCTTGAGCAATGTTGTATTGCTCGATTGCAGCAATGTGAGCTTCGGCTTGTTTGGATACGCCAAGGTGTGCTGCTTCAAGGCGCATGATCTCAGTGGAGGTCTTGCCTGCTTGTTCAGCTTGTTTTCTGAGAGAAGCAATGAACTTGTCTGATTCGGAGATTTTCTTATCTTCTGACTTACCAGGCACTGCCGGTTTAGTTCCCGGGATGTGAGCTATCGCGCTAGCAGCGTCATCAGCCGCCTTCCTCATTGTAACCAAGTCTAGTGAGGCATCCTCCAGTCTCTGATTAAGCTCATCAAATTCGGCCTTATCAAAGAACAGCTCTTTATATCCCGGAAAGTTCAAACGATCTTTTATCGTAGCGATCCTTTCCCCAAGCTCCGCGATCTTCTGCTGTTGCTTATCGATATCAGAGAGCTGTTTAGCCCCAAACACCCCGGCCATTGCGTTTGCAAATCTCGTGGCCAGTTGTATGCCACTGGTAAGAAACTCAATCAATCCTGTCTCACCCAGCGCCACTTTCATATCAAACAAAGCAGTGTTAAACCTGTTTATCTGAGCTTGCAGTCCGCCTGCCGCTGTTTGGGATTGTGTGCCGAAGGTTTTTTCAAGTTCCGCTGATAATTTTGGTAGCAGCTCATCAGCAGTGAGTTTGCCTTTTGATACGAAGTCTCCAAGCTCCTGGGTAGTCATCCCCATTGCGCGTGATGCGATCTGTAGCGCCCCAGGCAAACGCTCTCCTAGCTGCCCAGATAATTCCTCAAGCGAAACTTTGCCCTTGCTGACCATCTGCTGTATTGCCAGAAGTGCACCACTCGTTTCTTGAGACGACAATCCAAGCGCGGTTGCTGCTTTAGAGATGCCTAAGAAGATGTCCCTTGTGGCCTGCCCCTCTAATGCCGTGCCTTTCGCCGCAGCAGCCAGCTTAGAGAATTGCTCTGTAGATACCCTAAGATCAAGTCCAAGCTCTCCGGAAGTAGACCGCAGGAAACCCATTGCAGAGTTCACGGCATGGACATTGCCAAGCCCAACTTGCAAAGAGTTGCTGAATTTCTGAACGTCCAACGCAGCATCGGCAAGAGACTTAATGCTCTGTATCGATGCATAACTAGCGGCAAATGACAGGATATCCCGCCGCATCGTCTGGAAACCGCTGGATATAGAATTGGAAAACTTATCTATAGCCAGCTCGGTCTCACGACCTTGCCTAGAGAGTCCCTCTAATTTCTGAGTGGCGGCAGCAACTTCTAGCGCGTCAACTCTTAAAACTAAACCGGCTATATCTGTCATTGGGTTAGGGCCGCCTGTTTATCCGTATGGGTCTTAATGTGTAGCAACGAATCAATGAGCAGTTCTATGTCATGGATCCGGTAATATTCTGCAAGCACTCCTAATGCTGACCAGTCCAGCTCGCCCCTCATGAGGTTCCATATTTGAAGGGCTGCCGCATTGGTTCTGTCTAACTGCACGTCTGGCGCGAGGCCTTTGGCCTTGACTATCCTTTTGAGGCTTTGGCTTTCGAGCCAGATCGTGAGTTTTTTTCCTGTGCTTCCTTCGTCTTGTTACGATCCTGCAATTTAGCGAGCATTGAATCCATGATCGGTTGCCACCACTCAGGCCGGTCTACGATCAACAGATCAAACAGTTCTTTACTGTACTCAACCAGCGCATCAGAGCCGCCTTCGATACAGTCCAGCTCTTTAACACCTCGCCAGCCAGTGATGCATTTTTTAGCCAGTCCCGCATTGGTAATGCCATCGCGGCTAAAAATGATGATGTCCTCTTGTGAAGGAAGATCACCTTCAAACACAGCCTCACCTACCGACACTTCAAAGCGCCGCGCCTGCTTGATCTTGTTAATTAATTCAATGCTCATGTGCTTCCTTGTTTATTAAAAAATCTTTACGAGGCGAACCATTGCTCATCAGCTACCAGAGTCATGCTTGCCTGCGCTGTTGCCACTGCCCCAGCCGAACCATCGAAACCACGACCGCCAGAAACGTAGGCGTTAAATATCAGCACGTTGCCTGTTTGCGTGGTCACTTTGAATACTTTGGTGCTTTTTGCAATAGAGGCTTTACGCAGCTCAACAATGGCAGCGTCAAGCGGTGCGGCGTTCATGTTCGCAGTGATGACCGGAGCCGCATCTAGCCCGAATACCTCTTTGCTGGTGCTGTCATGGATGGCGGTAACAGGGATTCGGTTAGGCTGAGGCTCCGGATAGCTGAACGACGTCATGTTATCGAATGAGTGGAACGATGAGATTTTGCTGGCCGTTCCGCCTGACACGTAGGTTGAGAAGCTTGTGCTGTCCAAGTTCTCGCAGACAAATGAAACGGTAGTCGTGACGGATTTAACGCGCACGACGCGCTTGTTGATTTGAGTCATCCCGACAACTTCATCGATCACAATCAAATCACCGATTGAAAAATCATGCGTTGCGGTAACGACTGCTTCTGTTGCCTTGCTAATGGCCGTGATAACTTTGCCAGTGGCCTTGACGTTTTCCATCTCGACGTTGGTGCTGAGTAGCAGTATTGGTGTAGCCATGTACGAACCTCTCTGAGTTGACGAGGTTGCAAATGACTAGGCGTTGACTAGCGCGGCCTGTCGCGTGCTCGCGTATTTATTGAAAAAACTTTTAAACTATTTTGCTGCTTGTTGTGCCTTGAGCCAATCTTCCCAGGCTTTGACGCAACCCTTCGCTAACCTTATTAAGGTTTCGTGTAGTTTGATTGTTGCTTGACTCACTCTAAAAATCCTATAGAAAACGGATGAATCGCACAAAAACTGGAACCATGTAACGGTCTCCATCGATCCTGGCTGCGCCGATCTCAGGCGTTTTGTTAATTATAACACCAGCATAGGTGTTGCCAATTTTGAAGGTGTCTCTTATCAACTGAGCGTAAGTCAGTGCGTCTTTAGACCCGGCTTGCAGAGGATAAAATAAAGTCACCTGCATGTATCCAGACTGGCTGTATTCAGTGTTGATTGAGTAATCGTCAGGATTAGCAAACAGAAAGCTCACTCTCTGATAAGGCACGCCCTCGGATGGCGTAAAACTCACATTCTCCCAGGCAGTCGCAAAGCCTGGCGTGATCGAGTTCAATACCGTTTCGAGTTCAGCGCGTATGCTATTAACTGACACCGTTCGCGGACTTTCTTACTGTTTGCTGAAATTTTTCTACTGTCAGCTTAACCATTCCATTGGGTGCTTGTCTTGAGTATCCATCTTCTAGCCTGTTGATGTAATCGACTGAGTTCGCTATGTAGTGCATTGAGGCAGTCGGGGACGACAATATCTGATTGGTCAGATTGGTTATAGTCGCCTGCCCAGAAGGATCAACCGAGTCAATCACGCCGCTTGGCATGACATTATTTCCATATTGCCAATTAGCGCGTGATCTGCCGCCAACGTACCCTTTGGGCACAGGCGTTTCCCAGTATTTGCCATCCCCAACCGGATTCTTCATGACGATGCTTGTCCCAAGATCAATCACCACCTTGCGAACCACCTTATCTGTGTTCCCCTTGGCCTTTGCTACCCATTTAGAGAGATCAGCACTGAATGTCATGTGAAAGCTGCCACTTTAAACAGGATGTTTTGACCATTAGGCGATAATGGGGTGCTTCCGATGACGGTGTATGACGCGCCTCCCGCTGTCAGCTTGTCGCCACGCTCTGGAACGAAAACAGCGCCCAATGCGGACACGATGAAGAATCGAACCTTCTTACCGATCAACGAAGCATCGTCACGGATCATGTTGTCAAATGATTCTATTCTTCCCTGCGTCGATGGCGGATTGATCGCTTTCAATGTTTGCGTTGTCGTGCTGCCGGCTGCAACCGCGCCGGTAGAGGTGTTATACGCGCCAGGAGTAGACCGGGTGACGGTTATATCCATCCCCTTGTCTCTGATCATGCGGTATGCTGCCTGTATTTGCTTGGTGTAATCTGCCATGTCACACCCTAACCATGCGTAAAGCGCCGCCTGAGTTGATCAGGTAGCGAGCCAGCATGGCGTCAATCTCAGGGTATCGCTTACGCTGTGGACTGTGCTGGCTGTAAACCGTGGTCAGCACGTCAACAGTCTCACTTACAATGTTTTTTTCTTCGTCTGCAAGAAGATCAGCCGCCGACGCGCGGAAAGCGAGCGATGCACACGCATTTTTAACCTCCGTAGGGACGATGCTATCTGAAACGTATTGAGCAAAAATTAAGCCCTTGATCTCAACGTATGAGCGAGGCCAATCTAGAGGCTGGTCAGCATCTTTTTTGTATCCTGCCCATCTATCCGAGTATTGACCTTCGATGTAATCGGTAGCTTTTCTAAGCGCCTGCTCTTTTGCGGATGTGGTCAAATCTGTCCAATCGCTATTGCCGCGCACAGCGTGGTAGGCGTCAGCATATTCAACGGAGCAGAGGGATTCTGCGCCTGGGATTATTGAACCGTCTTCAACTAACAGAGCCATAATTACTCTTGAAATTTATGCGAAAAAACATCGATTCCGCACAATCGATAATAATCAATCGGAGTCGTTACTACCACGTTACCGTTTGCTTCATGCCCCGCAACTCTGTCACACCATCGCTTGAAATGATCCATATAGAATTTGGCTCCTGCAGGATATGAATCAACACCTTGCCCACCAGCAACAGCATCGTGAGCATACGTGATCATGCCCATCCCTCTGCGGATAGAGCCCTCAATCATAGTGTCAGTTCTCCAGGGATTGGCATTTTCAACAGCAAAAGCGTTTATGTAATATGGGTTTATGCCGGCAGAGAAGGGGCATATTCCGTCGCCGTGGATTGACCTGGCCATGAGGTAGCCGTTGTCTTTAATTAGCGTGATAGATTCGTCATCATAAGCGCCAAACGGCCAGGCAAGAAATCTTGTCGCGTTAGAAAAGCCTTTCCCACCCCAAAAAGCAGTAGATACATTTATTGATCTTATTTTTGCTTGCGTTGTTGCGGTGTCCATATTCTCATGGGTTTTTGTATGATTCCAAACCTCGTGTCCTTTCTTTAGCAATGTCATAAGGTTTTTCGTGGCCATGTAGACATTTTCGCCAGCAGTTGGATCGCCAGCATATCCGGAACACGATGCAACAGCGTACTTCCAACCATAACTTTCTATCACTGGGCCAGCAAGTTCATAGATTGAGTTGGGAACATCGTCAAACATCCACATGATCCCCGCTTTAGCCCACCCGCTCGGAGCCGTATGAACAGACCCTAGATGTATTGTGACATCTGCCACTTCTGCCGATGCGACCTTGCAACGAACCGCAACAGATTTGCTTAATGTCGTATCCGTTTGCAGGCTATTATTTGTCCATGCGCCATGCATGGTTGTCCCAACAGTGCCGAATGTCGCACTGTCCACCCTCGTCTCGACATGCAAACATTGGAGCACATTCCACCCTTTTTGGACCTGAGATGTGCTGCACGAGAACGTCATTACTCTGTATTCAGAACCAGTCACACTCGCTGCATCGGTAACAAGTAGCTGAACATTTATTGTTACAAGACGCTCAGGAATATAACAGGTGACAAACCAGGAATCATTAGCCTCCATTTGCCATGAAGTCAAGTCGTTGTAATTAATTGTGTGATATGAAGTGCTTCCAGCGGGAATAAAGCAGGCAGCAGTAGGCAGCCCAGTGCATGGATCAACTTTATCTTCATCGAGCGTTATAGTCCCCCCGCCACCTTGGGATATTGATGAATAAGCAGCAGCACCCGTTCTGTCGTAAGGCTTGCATCTCAGCGTTGGATAGACCGATATTAATTGATTTCCCAATAAGCGTTCCGCGCCCACAGAATCTTGATCCATTTGTCTGAATCTCTTAATTCCTGACGTTACACCTTGCTCTACCCTCACTCTATTTGACATTAGTGCCTCTCGCGGAACGCTTCTATTATTTAATTACTTTCTTGACTGCTGCGGGCTTCTCTGGCTTAGCCTCCGCTTCCTCTTTCCCAGGTTTGCTAGAAAAGTACTCGCCCATAGCGATGTACTCCCTAGCATCCACAGAATCGACCTCGTAGGCTTTGCCATCTTTGTCGTAGACTGTCTGCATCATGGCTTAACGCTTCGCTAAAAAAGCCGCGTAGTTGATGCCGGTGGCTACCGTTCCAGCAACCTCGGTATAGAGGCGCACGTAACGGTAAACAGTGCCGTTCTGCTCGTTGCGGAAGGGGATCGCGAAGCGTCCGGTTCCGGTGTCGGCATCTGCGGGAGCAGTTGAGTTGCCCATTTCTATCTGAGCAAGTGTTACTGATCCAGAAGTCATCGCCGCGACGTTGGAGCCTTCCAGGCAGATCAGATAAATCTCGTTGCTGTCAGCAACTTCAACGGCTGAAACATCTAGCACCAAGAAACCATCTACAATGCCGGAACCAAGATCAAGAATAGTGGCCTCAGTGGTAGTGGTTGCAACCAGTCCCGCATCTTTGAGGACGAGAGAATCATCGTATTGAAACTGTGAGTATAAATTTGCCATTTCTTTAATCCTCTCTATTAAGCGACAATCGCCAGGTCGCCGATATGATTCAAACGGGTAACAGCTCGGCCATGATAAATAGCCAGACCGTTGTACCACTCGACGCGGGTGCGGAATACAGGCTGTGAGTCAAGCTCACCAATATCACGTACTTCGATTGTGCCGTTCTGAATTCCGGTTAGTCCCATTGGCCCCATGCTCACGATATAGATCGATGTGGCGGTTGCGGTTCCGCTGGCCGCTGCTTCGGCAAATGGCAGAATGGCCGTTTCGGTGTTATCCAGATCAACGGTTAAAATAGGCAGGTCGTTGTAAGAAAGGATTCTTCGCCCAAACTCGTTCTTGTCCCAACTGATATAGCCGCCGACCGTGGTTGAGCGAGCAGCAGCGCTGAATTTACGCGCCATCGCTTTGCTCATGATCATATGGGTAGCGTTGAATGTCTGGTCAATTGCCTCGTCCAGTTTGGCTAGTGACAGCGCGGCACCGTTAGCCGTTGACCCTGCACTAATAATCTGGTTGCCGGTCACGCGGGTTTGTAGTCCATCGAATTCACGCGGGTCAGACGCGGCATCACCCTTGATGAATTTACGCGTCCAGGCCAATCCAAGCGCACGTATTTTCATTTCTTCATGAACCGTTCGCTGCGCTTCCCCCTGAGTATCAACGATGAACTTGTCTACATCCAGATCGCCACCAGCGATAACAAGACGCTCAGTGATGGGATTGAGTACGCCGGTGCTAGGCGTGTATGCTTCGTTTACGCCACGGAAACCCACGCCTGGAAGGCTGGCCTCTCGGTTATATGAGATGGAGTTGCCTGTGATGCCGTCGAATGGCAACGTAGCCAAAATATCGCTGGAGCCAGCATACATCTCAACAATTGCGGTTTTTCGGACATTGCCCGATTCGAGCTTGGCCGCTTCTAAAAGTGATAGACCCATTTATAAAATCCTCTAAAAAAAGTAAACGCGGGAACGACCGCGATGTTTTTCAACAATCAAAGCCGCATCCCGCGTGCCATTTCTGAAGCTTTAAAAATGGCCTCTCGCCACCTTTACAAATCTGTTTCTTAAGTTATTCCTAGCTCTCGTGCTTTTTGCAACCGCTCTCTAGGAGGCAAGCTGGACAGGTCGACCTTACTTCCCGTCTTACTATTTCCTCCACTGTTGCCGCCACTATTCGCAGCAGGGAACCAGTGGGGCGCTTTTTCTTTCATCTCGTCCAGCCATTCAACCGGGCTATAAGGTGTTTTTCCATCCTTGCCGAGCTTGACATCATCATCTTCAAACATTGCCGCATTGCCTGATTCATCGAGCTTAAACATGGTTCTTGCTCTGAATAAAGCATCATCGATAGCATGCTGGTGCAGTCCGGCTTTTGCTGCTGCTGCCCGAATGTGGTTATCAAGCACCTGCTGTTCAAAATTCTTGGCTCTCTGCTCCGCTTGCTCTGACTTAGTAGTGGCTTCTCGCACCTGTCTTTCCAGGTCGGCCTTAAGCTTCTCAATGCGCTTATTGACCACTTCATCAAGCTTGCCTTCAGCCAGCAATTTCGCTTCTTCATCGTTTTCCAGCTTAGAAAGCAGACCTTTGACTTTGTCCGGGTCGATGCCCTCATATTTCTTCTGGAGCTCTTTCATGAGCCTGGTTGCTTCTTCAGCCGCATTACGCTCTTTATCAAGAGCAGATT